GGATCAACTATCATGCTTCTTGCTAAATGTTCTTGCTCAGTTCTTGTGTATTCAATATTAAAAGGTTGATGTTCAAAGAATCCAAAGCAGTTTTCAATTAAATCTCCAACTCCAATGATATATATTTCATCTACTATCTGACCCATCTTCTTTAATTCTTTGATATTATTTTTCGCTTTAATGATTCCATTACGAATATGGTCAACAGTCTCATCAGCTCCCCAATCAGAGTTATATTCTCGTTTACCGAACTGCCAATCTGCACAGATAAAGAAATAAGCTAACTCTCCAGTATCTTTTGATACTTTAACTGGCTTCTTCTTCTTGATTTGAGCTAAGGTCTCTTTAAAAAACTTATCGTGCTTAGGACTTTTACGCTTGATAGTTGCCTTAAAGGCATACATATCAGCAACAGTTCCACCCTTGAGTTGAGTCTGCCAAGTCGAAAATTTAATTGATTCTTCAACAATGAAAAATTCTTCGCTAGGAAATCCCCATTCATCTAATAAGGAATTGAACTTAAAGGATTCTTCTTGCTGAACATGAGTAACTTCTCCAGTATTTGATTCATTATCCCAAGTTCTTTGTGGTTTCCAACCAGATGGAAAGTAATTATTACCAAGCTCTTCGTTATGCTTAACTTCTTGTTTATTCTTAACAAGCTTCTTAGATTCAGAATCTTTTGTCATAAGTCCTTTCGAACATTCGTTCTAATTCTAATTAAATAAAATTATTGATTTATAATTTAAAAAAAAACTGACTTAGGCGAGACTTAGGCGTTGTGAAATTATTCACAATCTTTTTAATAAAGACCGGAAATTTAACAAAACTTTGAAGAGAAGGTAAATAGAAGGGAAAAAGATGAAAATACTACAAAGCAGATTTAGAACTTACACAACTTATAGAGATGTTTATTCTAACAATCCCAAGTATCACATTCTTGATGATGAATGTTTTGAAGAAAATATAAATCCATTTATGGCTAAAGGTATATGTGGAACATGGTTTGAAACAAGACAAAAACATAATCCATTTGAAACAAATGATATTAATGAAGTTACTTGCCAAAGATGTATAAAAAAAATATAGAGTATTACCAGAGAGCTAACAGGTGTATTAGATGTAGAAGATATTCTATGTGTCCTTATGTTGTTTGTTACAGATGTATTAAGATTAGGAGATGACTGAAGAAAGCAATAGTTTCCTTGCTAGGAATTTCGGATTATCAAAATCTAAAAAGAAAAACAAGTTCCTTGATGAAGAGACTTGGAATAAATTAATACTCGCTTTAGAGAATGGAGCTTACATAGAAGATGCTTGTGCTTATGCAGGAATCAATTCAGCTACATTTAGAAGATGGCGACAGAGAGCTCTTGAAGAGAATGAAGAGTTCTTTGTAGAACAATGGCAAAAGATTATAGATGCAGAAGCTCGGTTTAAAGTTAATAGTTTGATTCGCATTAATGAACTAGGACAAACCAATGGAAACCTATTACTAAAGCTATTGTCAGTTAAATATCCTTTACAGTTCGGAGAGAAGAGCTCCCTACAAGTTACTAATGTTGAAGAAGTTGTTATGGATATGAGCTGGGCAGATGGAGAGCCATATACAGATTTTCAGACAGATAAGGTCATATATGAACAAGATACTGATTCAGATATGCACGATATGCACGATGAATCCGAAAGTAAAACTAATGAATCCAATACAGAGCAAGAGACTTCTGATACAATGGACAAATCATGAGTGAACAACCAGAGATGAACGAAGAACAAATCAATGACAAGTTTGTTGATATGATTATGGAAGAAGAATGGGATATGGATTTCTCAGATATAGATACTTCCTACATAGTCAATGAGTATATTATTCCAATGCCATCTCCACAGTTGTACATTCTGAGTCCAATGCCACCAGAGCTTATTGAAGAATTGTTTGGAGATATTCTAAGATGGTTAAGGCATGGAAACGAGTCTTGACCCAAAAGGTTTCGTTACAACCACTAAATATAAAGTAACACTACCAAAACTACATCAAGCTCAAGATGTTGTTGCAAAAGACTTAGCTAGATTTAAAGTATTAGTTGCTGGAAGAAGATTCGGAAAAACAAGATTAGGAACTTTAGTTTGTTTAGCTAAAGCAATGCAAGGTAAAAACACTTGGTGGGTAGCTCCTACATACGCTATGGCTATGGAAGGTTGGAAGACAATCAGACAGTTAGCTAGTGAATATGGAATGGAGATTAAAGAATCTGAGAAGACCATTTACACAAAGAGTGGTGGATTCGTTACTGTTAGAACTGCTGATAACCCAGATAGACTTCGTGGTGCTGGATTAGATTACATAGTTCTTGATGAGTGTGCTTACATTAAAGAACAGACTTGGAAAGAAGTATTAAGACCAACCCTTACTGATAGGAAAGGTGGAGCTTTGTTTATCTCAACTCCAGCAGGAATGAATAACTGGTTTTATAGAATCTATGAAGAAGCTGAGAACAAAGAAGAATGGAATCGTTGGACATTTCCTAGTCAAGCTAATCCAAGAATAGATATTAAAGAATTAGATATAGCTAAGAAAGAGATTGGGTCTTATCTGTACTCACAAGAGTATGATGCTCAATTCGTTGAACAAACAGGTGGCTTACTTAAACGAGAATGGTTTCAGTTCTATAATCAAGAAGTATCTAAAGAGTTTGATGACTCTGGTTACTATGAAACAAATACTTACCTTACATCTGGAAAGATAAGAGTTAATCAAAATAATCTAAAAATCATAACTACTGTTGACCTTGCAACATCAACTAAGGAGTCAGCAGACTACACAGTCATTACAACTGTTGGGATTGATAACAAGAACAATATCTTCGTGCTTGATGTGATTAGAGAAAGATTAGAAGCTCCAGATGTATTAAAGCTGTTACAAACAGTATCAGATAAGTGGAATCCAGAAATGATAGGAATAGAACGAGCTGGTTATCAATTAGCATTAATTCAGATACTAAGAAGACAAACAACTCTTCCGATTGTAGAATTGAAGGCAGACAGAGACAAGCTCTCTAGGGCTTTGCCATTGTCTGCGAAAATGGAAGCTGGTATGGTATTCTTTCCTAGAGAAGCAATATGGTTTTCTGATTTGGAGAAAGAGTTATTACAATTTCCGAATGGAGAGCATGATGACCAAGTTGATAGCTTGGCTTATGCTGTTTTGCAAAGTGCAAGGAAGAACAAAATAAGAGCATACTAAGGAGAAGATGGCAGAAAGAAGAAGCTTTAGAGACATAGTTAGCAATATCAGATTTAGAGATAACAGAAGAGAAGTTAAAAGAACAACTGGTTATGATTTCTTTAGAGATGACCCAAACGAATCAACTTATGGTTTAACGCAGTCATTCATTCAAGGTTATAACACTTCTGCTGGAAATTGGGATATTGAAGGTCTAGGTAATGGACAATCCAACTCAGCAGTTACAGCTTGTCTTCAAGTTCTTGGTGTTGCATTTTCAGAAGCTACATTAGGAGTAAGTACTCAAGATGAGCATGGAGAGAAGCTCACAATTCCTAACCACCCTTTAAGTTTATTAATGAGAAGACCTAATCCTTATATGTCTGGCGATGTAGTTCAACAATACATTATTAACGCTATGCACATATCTGGAGATGCTTACTTGCTTAAGCAGTACAACAATGGTGGTCAACTGGTAGCTCTCTATCCTTTGATGCCTAGTAATATAACTCCTAAAGGTAACTCAGAAGAATTAATAACTCATTACATTTATGAAATGGAAGAAGGCAAAGTAAAGATTGATAATACTGACATCGTTCATTTCAAGATGGGTCTTGACCCAGATGACCATAAGACTGGATTCTCTCCACTTAAAACAGTATTAAGAGAAATCTATGGAGATGAATCAGCAGGACAGATGGCAACAGCTTTACTGTCTAACATGGGTGTTCCTTCAATCTTGATTAGTCCTAAAGATGAATATGGATTAACTAAAGATGAAGCTGACCAAATATCTAAGACATATCAACAGAAGGTTGGTGGAAAGAATAAAGGTAAGCCATTAATTCTATCTGGCTCAATGAACATAGAGAAGTTATCATTCTCTCCTAAAGATTTAGACATAGGAGCTCTTAGACAAGTTCCAGAAGAAAGAGTATCTGCTGTTCTTGGTGTTCCAGCTATCCTTGCTGGTCTTGGAGCTGGATTGAAACACGCAACTTATTCAAATGCTAG